CTCCTACTTCATCCTCATTATCCCTATTAAGAATATTAATCATACAAAAATTGCATTTAAATTTACAACCCAAGGATGTTTGAATAGCAGCGTAAGGAGATCTATTTTCCTCCTTATAATCTGCGTGCCACATAGGAGCACGATACAAATCTAAAGGTTTTTTGTGGTATGGAAGTAAGTCCCAAGCATAGCCAGGAAGATCTTCATCCATACGTTCTTGAGGTACAATTTTTTCTGCTGAATTAATAATTATTGTATCTTTCTCCCAATATTCTTTAGCTTTACTTCTCCATGCAATCCCTTTAATATTTTTAAAAATCTGTTCATTAATAAGGGGCTGATATAATATATTTCTTAAAGCATAAACTCCTTCATTAGTAAATACAAAATCAATAGAAGATTCATCTTCTAGACACTTTTTAGGAAGAGCCTGAGGATAAGACCCCACAAAACTTATAGGGCACGAAACTCCTAATTTTTTCAATGCTGTAGAAGTTTTTACCGCACCACTCATGCTCGTAGTTCCCGAATTAACATTTTGTCCATACACCACAAACACAATTAAACGAGGCTTTTGTATGGTTATTATATTATGAACTTCCCTATCAGTTAATCCTTCAGCATTAATATCTAAAATATTTACCTTATATCCAACTGATCTGCATGATTGAGCTAACAAAAGTGCCCATGTTGGAGGCTCAATAGTTGTATACTTTTTTGATAAATCCTGATATACCTTATCAGCATTACCTGGACTAATAAACATTACATCAAGCATTTTTTACTCTCCCTATAACTTGCAATAATTTTTGGGCATCTCTAGCTCTCACAGGATCTAAACATCTGTATACTAAATCTGGATCTTGCTCCGCATACCTTTGCCTATTTTCAGCAAAAGTAGAATCCAGTTCCGATTTTCTAGCATAGAAATGCATGTGTTCATTTACAAAATCTAAAAGCTGTATTCTTCCCCCTATCTTATGAGCCAAATCAGTTAGCCATGTATCTGCAAAGTCTGCTTCAAAATACGGAGGGGTTAGATACCCCACCGCTTCAACCCATCGTCTGTGTATTATAGGATGAGTAGCTAAAGAAGAGTTAAATAAATCATTACCGTATGCTAATACTACTTTATCCTGATGGGTTTCAAAAAAATCTATTACTAAAGTATCCCATCCCTGAGTCTTAAATACTAAATCATCTGCACCTAAGAAAAAAATATCTTCCTCGATTGATGGAATAAGCATATTAGCAGTTTGAGACATCATAATTCTTGGCCCCCTATGGACCAAAAACTTAGAAAGAGAAGTTTGTGCTACTTTTTCTAAACACGGCATAGTAACAACATCATCACTGTCCACATAAAAATAAAATTTAACATTAGAAGGATCTTCTGCTGTAGAAAATACTGAGTTTATAAATCTTGTTAATTTTTCTGGCCTGTTCCTAGTGGGAAGAACCATTGCAATTTTACTCATAATCCTTCTCCATTGAGTCCTCCCACAATAGGTCTTACTAAATAAATAACCTCTTTAAACCAATCAAGAGTAAAACCCTCTTGCAAACAATGCGCGACATGCCAAAAATCTGTCATTGATGCTTGTTCCTCAGGAATACAATCTTTAAAAGGAACTTTACTAAAAATAGAAGTACGAAAAGTAGGCATACAAACGTTCCCCGCTATAGGTCCTAACTCTGGGGACATACCTAAAGTAAGAGACTCTTTTTTTAGTACTGTCCCTGGACTCTCACTTCTGATAGAAGTCCATGTTCCCTCAGGTGCCCCACCTTTTCTTATCCATTTTAAGCCCGTATCAAAAACATCTACAGGGGTACCTAATTCAATACCTGCAATCCATATATCAATATTTGGACTTTCCTTAAGTTTCCTTCTAATAATATCTCCAGCACCCACCGCAAACTCATCATCATCATCTAAAAAAGTAATGAACTCAGTCTCAGCAAGGGCTGCTCCTACATTAGCTGCCATACCTCCGTAGTATCCCCACCTCTTACCAAGTTTGACGTACTTGAGAGCCCCCTGTGCGCTCACTCTAGCCCCATCACTCACAACAATAGGGCGAAACCCCTCTCGTTTAGCAGAGCGCATAGCAGCCTTGAGAGTCGGTCTCCCGATAGTTTTAATTACTACAGTAGTCTCACTCATAGGTCCACTCTGAATTATAAGTAATAGGAGTTTCAAGATTTCTCCCATGCAATAACCCGATAGCTTCTTCATACAACTCAAGTCTATGATGAACTACTTTATTTAAATTAAAATACTCTTCGGTTACTTTATGTAAATTCTCTCCCATCTCACGTACATGTTGGGGATTTTTAAGACAATGAGTTAGAATTCTAACCCACTCTTTTTTGGAAGCACTAGGGGATAGAAGGTATCCAGTTTTACCATTAATAATGGTCTCATCATAACACCCCACATCAGATGCAATAAGGGGGACTTTGTACCTCCCACACTCCGCTACCTTAATCTCCGATTTAGAATCGTTAAAATTATTCATTTGGAGAGGAGCAATTGAGATATCAAAATTAGAATAAATACCTCCATAAGAATCAGGGGATAAAGCATTATAAATTTGCCAATTTACTGATCCCTTAAATCCTCCTAGTAAGGTCTTTTTATAATTCTTCCACACATCATGTTGCCACTCTTCTTTAATATTTCCATCCTCATCTTTATTAACAATCGGAGCCCCATAAAATCCCCAATGTACATTTTCTCTCCCCACTCTACCATTCACTAAATTAGGTATACCTGCAAACTCTTTAACATCCTCCTCATGATGAATACCTCCAGCCCAGCCCACTCGAAGTAACTTACGTCTTATAGGATAGGTTTTAGGAACATTCCAACAAGGTAAATTATAATCAATAGCATTTTTAACTACAGCTAACACACCCCCACAATACGGTTTAATTCTCTCAGCAAATTTTCTCTGAGTAACAGTTACTAAGTCGGCATGTGAATAGATAAACTTTGTAATATCCTCTAGATTCTTTTCCTTATAGACTCCATACAATCTATGCCCCTCATATAGATCTGTGAGAAGGTCATCTGTATCAAAATGAACAAACTTTCCAAATTCCTTGGCTTTACCTACAATACGAGCAGTATAAGGACCACCCCAATTAGCAATGTTATTAGTCCAAACAATATCAGCCCATTTTATATCAGCAAAATCCCAATCCTCTTTCCACATTCCTACCCTCTCCCCACTTTCCTCTATTCCTAAAGGATTAAGATTATACCTGAACTCTACTTGATCTCCATAAAGTTCTTCTAACTTTTTCATAGGAGCAATCAATCTATAGTAAGCACACCCTCCTTCATTTGCAGGAGCACATAAAATTTTAAGTTTCTTTTTAGCCATGATAGTTTGTTTATAAAAAAAGGGGGACGGCTTTCACCGTCCCCCTATTATAGCTCGTTACAGAGAATTACTCCTCTGCTTCTTCCTCTTCAAACACTTCCTCAGAACCTTCCGAAGAGTGACTCATACCGAGGGCCTTGCCAATGCTCTTGGCACCCTCAACAAAGTTCATACCCTCTCCAGTAGGAGCCATGGCAACCAGAGCATTCTTGTAGTGCTTACGCTTCCGCCTAAACAATAGCAACAGTAGGGCCTCAAAACCAGCAAGCTGGGGAATAAAGGTACTCCCTACCTTCAAAGCCGTTTGAGCCACACTTACAAGGGCATTGTTGTCCCAATCCGAAGACTCAGTAGACACGGGGACGAAAGAAGAATTAGGGATGAGGGACTCCTCAGGAGCCATCACCACTACCTCATCCTTCCACGATTCCCTATACTCCACAGGAATCTCATCAGCAGGTAGTACAATTACTTTCTCCCGATGCTCGACTTCTACTTGACTAAGCGTAGTAAGAACCATATCTTGTTGGTTAATCCAATCCATAACCCCACAAGATGTGGGCACTGCTACTACAGTCAGCAGAACCAAAATACACATCATCTTTTTAAGTTTAAACATAACTAACTCGTTTGCATTTTTGTTAGGTAGTCGTCATCCGCAACATCCTCGGAGGGTTGGGGATTTTCCATGCTACCTTCAGGTGATGGAAGAAGTCCTTGAGCAGATTCCCTCACATCCTCATAATCCTCCAACTTGACAAGAGCATGAATATCGTGGAGGGAATCCATCCATGCAGCAACTTCTGCCTTATTCCCAGCCTCAGAAGACTTGGGACGAGGCTGCGACTGATCATACTTGGGCCACTGCCCTTCCATGATCTTTACAATCTTAAAATCGTGACCATTCTGAAGGTCAGTGATATCACCGAAATCTTCATCCAGCATAGCAGCGATGATCTTCTTGAAAAGAATCACACCAATAGAAAGGATTTTTACATCCCCACTATCACGATCCACTACGTTCAGATAATAACGAGCGCGAGGCTTGATTTGACGAGCCAGATCTTCGTCTTTGTTAGGCTCCTTCCATAGACCATAATACATATCACACAAAGGACATGGTTCCCCATGAATCTTTCGGCAATGAATATTCTTTGTTTGTCCATCACCAGTGGGGACGCGGTGAATCTTGGTCTCCGCATAGAATAGTGTATCCTCATCCTTACCAGGAAGGATGCGAATAGCGTTTGTACCATCTTGCAGTTGGACAAACTTAGACAGGAAATCGCTGTTAGCGTTTCCTCCTGGGGTGCTGAGTTCAGCGTGCTTCGCTCTAAGAGCATTCAAGTCAATAGCCATGTTAAACCTCCTTATGGTTAGTTGGGCCAGTTGGTATATTATAGACGTAGTTCACGAATTTTTTAGATTATCTATATAAATTTGTCTCGGCGCGCCGATTGGAAGATAGCTGTACAAGCATATCCTTCTTATGCTCCAATGACGACACTAGACCCTTTAGTAGGGTATACTTAAAATAAGCTTCATTTACCTTTTCCGTATATACTGCAAATTCAGAACTAGATTCAACAAAATCGTCCAAATCCTTAGCAGTTTGTTTCGATGGTGTAGACCTCTTTTTCTCTTTTCGAGTTTGAGCCGTATATTTGATTAATTCCAAATTAGCCTCATCCAAGCATTTCTTCGATACGGAAAGAAGACCTTGATAATAAGAATACACAGATGCTTGGCGAGACATCTCTACATCAATCTCATGCTTATCAAACTTGGTTACACTGTCAGCGATATCTACATAATTCTCCCAAGTTAGATCACCCAGAGCTTCTAGCAAATTTTGCGCTTTATTCATAATACTCCTCAAAAAGTTTTTCCCATAATTCAGAATTTAAATTCTTAAACATTAAAAACGCTCTGCACATTGATTCTGTGATAATTTCATTTGTAGTTTCTACCTTATCCTCACATCCATCTTCAGGACCGCCTAAACCTAAGGTATCTGCTAGAGCGTGACTACACTCATGTATAATAGTGTGATGTGCCTCAATGTCAGACATGTCTTCTTCTAAGAAAATAATAAATTTGTTAAAGTCGGTTATACCAAAACACTTAGAACCTTCCCCATCATTCAAATTTTTCTTCACTACAAAAGTAAATTTAGCCCACCCCACATCAAAATACTTGGGCAAACTACTGAGCAACGTATTCTTACTCTTCTTCATCTATGGTCTCTCCTTCCTCCATCCGCAGAATGTTATAATCCACCTTCATTGGAACACTAAACCTAGGTCTACCATTTCTTGATTTAACTACGTAAGCTCTCATACTCCCCTCATCAAACTCTTGTTCATTTTGATTCAACGAGATAGCAAAATCACATGTTCTAATTTTTCCGTAAGAGTCTCCCAACTCTGCATCTGTAATAATCTTTACAGTTCTACCAAGTCTATTAGTTTGAGTGGCGGTCCAAAGCAAAGCTTTATTCTCCATTGCCAATCCACGCAACTCTTCTGCAATCCTCTGTTGTGCAATATACTCATGTTGGTTCTCTCTAGTGGGACGCATTAACTCCAGATAATCTACAATGATTACATCAGGGACAAACTCTTCATAATTTCTAAGTTGCACCAACAATGCTCGTAAAGTATTAACTGTGGCTGTACCTGTAGGGAATTCTTTAATCACAAGCTTGCCATCGGGGAAATTAGTTCGGAAAATACTTAGCCTTTCCCCTACTTTCGCTTGAGCGGACGGATCCTTTAACTGCGCCTGAGGGATTAGGGTCATGATAGAATCAAAGCGTTGAGCAATCTTGTCCTCTGACATCTCCATGGACACATACAGCACCTTACGCCCCTCCATCATGCTCTGTAC